GCATTTCCTACTGACTTCTTAGAGTTAAGAGAGATGCACTTTCAGGGTAATCCACCTATTCTGTTAGAGTTCCAAACACCTGACTTGTTCTTCCGTAATGGTCAAACAACATTATCAGGTCGTTCACACTACTTTACAATGTTAGGCACAGAATTTCAGTTTGCACCTACTCAAGATACAGATTATACAATTCAAATTTTATATTATGCTCAACCTACATTTATTTCTAGCACAACTTCTAGCAACTTGTTCTTAGCATACTATCCAGACGCTTTACTTTACGCCACATTAGCAGAAGCAGAACCTTATTTAATGAACGACCCACGAGTTCAAACATGGTCAGCATTATACGATAGAGCAATTGCTAATATTCAGAAAAGCGACTTAGGTCAAACATACGCATACACAACACTAAACGTAACACCACGATAAGGAAAATATTATGGCAGAAATGAGTAATTTTTTAGAGAATGCACTTATTAATGCAACTCTACGAGCAACAACATATACATCTGTAGCAACAGTTTATGTATCACTATGGACTTCAGACCCTACAGACGCAGGTAGTGGTACAGAAGTATCAGGTGGTTCATACGCTAGAACTGCTGTCACATTTGGCGCACCTTCTAACGGCGTAACTACAAACTCTGCTGACGTTACATTCCCAACAGCAACAGCTTCATGGGGTGTAGTAGGTTGGATTGGTATTAATGATGCTGCTACTTCAGGCAATCTTTTATATCATTCACCTTTAGATACATCTAAAACAATTGACTCTGGTGACATCTTTAAGATTTCAACAGGCAATCTTTCAGTTACATTAGCGTAAGGATAACTCATGCCTTTAGTCGTAAAGGATAGAGTCCAAGAGACTTCTACTACCACAGGCACAGGTACGTTTACGCTTGCTGGTGCAGTATCTGGCTTTCAGTCATTTTCTGTTATTGGCAATGCTAATACTACTTATTACGCTATCGTAGGTGGTTCAGAATGGGAAGTAGGTCTAGGCACATACACATCTTCAGGTACTCTTTTATCTCGTGATACGATATTAGAGTCTAGTAATGGTGGAACAGCAGTAAACTTTAGTGCAGGTACAAAGAATGTATTTGTAACTTATCCTGCTGAAGAAGCTGTTTATCAAGATGCTAATGGTGATGCTTATGCACCACAGTTTGCTGCTTCTAACGGACTTAATGTTAATAACGGAACGATAGGAACATCTTACACATTCCCTACAGGATATAACTCTGTAGAAGCTGGTGATATTACTGTCTCTGGTGGTGTAACAGTTACAGTTCCAAGTACATCAAGATGGGTGATAGTATAATGTCAAGTATAATTCGTGCAACTACAACAAGTGGATTACAAATAGCTCCAGATAATAGCGGAAGTCTACAACTACAAACTAATGGTACTACCACAGCAGTTACTATAGATACATCACAGAATGTAGGGATTGGCACTACAAGTCCATTAAGCAAGGTTGATGTTGTTGGCATTGGAAACTATGATGGTGTCATCAGGGTAAGAAGTACTGGCACGAACACACCAGCAGTTGTATTGGGTGTTGATGCTATTGCAAGTGCTGCTGGATATGTAGGAACATTGAATAACCTTCCATTTCAGATTCGTACAAACGACACAGAACGTATGCGTATAGACTCTAGTGGTAATGTTTTTGCAGCTTGTACATCAAATCCTACATCATCATCAACAGGAAATGGTGGTTTTTATTATGAAGCTGGTGCATTTTTAACTGTAGCTGCAAATAATCAAGCTTGTATGTATGTTAATAGAATTGCTGGAGATGGAACATTAGTTGCATTTAGAGAAAGTGGAACAACAGAAGGTTCTATTTCAGTATCAGGTACAACTGTATCGTATAATGGTGGTCACTTATCTCGTTGGTCACAACTCTATAATGAAACAACAAAAGTAAATGTTTATCGTGGCACAGTATTAGAGTCAGTAGATGCTATGTGTGTTTGGGAAAAAGATGGTCAATCATTACCTAACGAACAAGCTACTAAAACTATTGTATCTACCACACTTGCATCTAAAGCAGTTGCTGGTGTATTTGATAGATATGACGAAGATGATGAAACTAATCCATATGACTTTTTTGTAGCACAGTCTGGTGACTTTGTTATTCGTATAGCTCAAGGTGTTACAGTTCAAAATGGTGACTTATTAGAGTCAGCAGGTGATGGAACAGCAAAACCACAATCAGATGACATTTGTCGTTCATCAACTGTAGCAAAAGTAACTTCTAACTATGTGAGTGCTACATACGAAGATGGTTCATACTGCGTTCCTTGTATTTTAATGATAGGATAAATAATGGCTAACCTTATACTTAACGGTTCTACATCTGGTAGCGTTACATTATCCTCTCCAGCAGTATCAGGCACAACTACGCTAACATTGCCCACTACGAGTGGAACTGTAATTACTACAGGTTCTACTTTTGCAGGAACAGGACCAGCGTTTAGTGTAACAATGAGTGCAAATCAGTCTATTACCAATAATGTCAATACAAAACTTCAATTTAACACAGAAGATTTTGACACTAACTCTTGCTATAACACAAGTGACTATAGATTTACACCTAATGTAGCTGGGTATTATCAGATAAACGCTTCTGTGTATCCATCAACTGTCGTAACATTTGCTCAAGCCTCTGTTTTTAAAAATGGAGCATTATTTAAAAGAGGTTTTTCTTCTTCTACAAACGGAATGGGACAAGTTTCAACTTTAATTTATTTAAATGGGACTACAGACTATGTTGAATGTTATGGCGAGGCTACAGGAACTTCACCAACAGTAAGTAACAATAGTGGATTAACTTGGTTTAATGGCTCAATGGTAAGGGCAGCATAATGACTTTATACGATAAAATAATGGCTATCTATCCACAACTAGAACAACAAGATTTTATAACCACTATTAGTTTACAAAACGATAGTGATGGTAAGGGTGACTACATAGCTAAATGGGAACATACCCTACCTATGCCTACAGACGAACAATTAGGAGCAGTATAATGCCTGTTAGCATATCAGGAACAAATGGAGTCACATTCCCAGATAGTAGTTTACAAGCTGCTGCAGCATCACCTTATGTAAATAAGAACAGACTGATTAATGGAGACATGCGGATTAGTCAAAGAAATGGTACTTCTAGTGTAACTCCAGTTGATGGACAATATACTTTAGATAGATGGCTTACTGTTGTTACGCAAACTTCTAAACTTTCTATACAACAAAATGCTGGGTCTGTAACTCCACCAACAGGTTTTACAAATTATTTAGGTGTAACATCTTTATCAGCATATAGTATTACTGCATCAGATTTTTTTACCGTAAGACAATATATTGAAGGCTTTAATACTGCTGATTTAGCTTATGGAACAGCTAATGCTCAAACAGTTACATTATCATTTTGGGTTAGAAGTTCATTAACAGGAACATTTGGTGGTGTTATTTTTAATTCAGCAGCCAATAGAACTTATGTATTTAGCTATACAATATCTGCAGCAAATACATGGGAACAAAAAACAATTACAATTACTGGCGATACAACAGGAACATGGCTTACTAATAACGGAATTGGATTAGCTGTAGACTTTACTTTAGCAAGCGGAAGTAACTTTACTCGTTCTGCTGGCTCTTGGTCTACATCAGGCTTTGCTGTAACTGGAACAACATCAGTCGTAGGCACTAACGGAGCTACCTTCTACATCACAGGCGTTCAACTAGAAATAGGCACATCAGCAACACCGTTTGAACGCAGACTTTATAATCAGGAATTGGCTAATTGTCAGAGGTATTATTACAGAATATCAGCATCTAGCAATAGTCAACCTTTTGCTAATGCTTTTTGTGACTCAACAACTGTTGCTCGTGGCGTAGTTCCATTTCCAGTTACTATGAGAGATAGACCAACAGCATTGGAACAATCAGGAACTGCTGCAAATTACGCAATCGTATCTTCACCTACAGGACAAAACTGTACTTCAGTTCCTACATTTTCAAATTCAACAGTAATTTCTAGTGAAATTAATTTTACAATTGCTTCAGGTTTAGT